CTTCTAGTCGGTTATTTTGTTGTGATTGTAGGTTATCACCTTCACTATAAAGACCACCTATTTGCAAGTAATGATATTATATACTTACACAAAGACTACCGCAAGGGGTTCGCAGGGATTAAGTTAATTAAGTTTGCTGAAGCATGTCTTAAAGAAGATGGGGTCTCTGTTCTCACTATTAACACAAAGTTACACATGCCTTTTGGTAAATTACTACAGAGACTAAAGTTCAAACCTATAGAAGAAACGTATTCTAAATACCTTGGAGGGTAATCAAAATGGCTATTTCCGCTGGCGTTGCCCTTCTTTCTACTGGTGTTGGTGCGGTTGCTGGTACACTTGTTACTACTGGTTTCATGGCAGCTACTTTTGGTGTATTTGGTGGGGCTTTCCTTACCAGCTTTGTACTGGGCGCAGCACTTAATGCTCTGACCCCTAAGCCTAGTACACAAGGTACTAACCGTGGTTATCAGACTAACACAAAAGGCTCTGCCCAAGACCATGCAATTATTTATGGTAAAGTCCGTTCTGGTGGTGCTATTGTATATGATGAGTCTACTGGCAACAACAACAAATTCCTACACAGGGTTATTGCTTTTGCTGGGCATGAGGTAGATTCTTTCAGTGAGATATACATTAACGATGAGGTAGCTACCTTAGATGGTTCTGGTTTCGTCACATCTCCCAGTAAGTACAATGGTAAGATACGTATAAACAAACACCTTGGTACTGCTGACCAAAGTGCTGATAGTGACTTGGTTAATGAGTCTAACAAATGGACTAACCAACATAGGCTACGTGGTATTGCATACCTCTATATAAGACTTGAATACGATGCAGATGCTTTCCCTAATGGTATCCCTACCTTTACGTCTACTATAAAAGGAAAGAAGGTCTATGATCCTCGTACTGGTAATACATCGTGGTCTGATAACCCTGCCTTGTGTACTAGGGACTACCTTACATCTAAGTATGGTGTTAATGAGTCCACAACAAATATAGATGATGCACTGGTTATTACTGCTGCTAATATCTGTGACCAGACTAATACAAATGCTGGTGCTACTCGTTATACTTGTAATGGCTCTTTCACAACAGGTTCAACTCCTTATTCTGTATTAGGTGATATTATTACATCTATGGGAGGTTTGTTGTGGTACGCTCAAGGTAAGTGGCGGATGAAACCTGCTTACTGGACTACTCCGGTGATGACACTAGATGAGGATCACCTTCGGTCTGGTATCAACGTCACCACTAGACATTCCCGCAGAGATAACTTCAATGTTGTTAAGGGTACTTTTAGGGGTGAAGAAAGTAACTGGCAGGTAACGGACTACCCACAGGTAACTAACTCTGCTTACCTAGATGCTGATAACGGTCAAGAGTCTGTAGCAGATGTAAACCTTTCTTTTACTGACACAAGTGTAGAAGCTAGACGACTTGCTCTTATCACACTAGAGTCTAATCGTCAACAGCTTACTGTAAAGGCTTCGTTTGGTGTTAGTACACTACAAGTTCAGGTTGGTGACAACGTAAGGATTAATAACACTAGGTTTGGTTGGTCTAATAAAGAGTTTCAGGTTATTAACTGGACCTTTGGTCTTACTGACGGACTTGACCTTCAGGTCGAAATGACACTAAGAGAAACATCTGAGTCAGTCTTTGATGAGGTAAATGATGGTGTTGTGTACGAAAGGGATAATACTAATCTCCCTAACCCTTTCTTTGTCGAGGGGGTAGGTATCTCTGCTGTAGCTTCTGTGCAAATCTCTAACCAGAAGGTGTCTAACATAGCACTGGTAAACATCACAGCAACAGATGGTGTATATATTGACAGTGTAAACGTAGAATACAAGTTATCTTCAGAGTCTATCTACAAGGCTCTAGGTACAGGCACACTAGGTTTTTATGAGGCTGTGAACCTAGAGCCAAATTTCTATGACTTTAGGGCCAGAGCAATAAACATCTTTGGTGTTAAGGGGGAGTGGACTTACCTGTTAAACAAGGAGATTAACGCTTTTGCTGGTGACCCAAGTGATGTAAGTGGTTTTGATATTGAAATATCTGGTGGTACTATCTTCTTGTCTTGGGAACCTATCTCAGACCCTGATCTTAGCCACTACGAGATAAAGCACAACTCTAATACATCTGGTGCTAACTGGGGAAACTCTACAACTGTTATTGAGAAGGTAGCTAGACCAGCATCTTCTGCTACACTTCCTGCTCGTAGTGGTACTTTCCTGATTAGGTCTTATGATAAAGAGGGTAACTTTAGTGTAGATGTAAGCACTATTGTTGTGTTGCCATCTGAATTACCCTCAATGGGACAGACTGAATTTACTGCTGACCAAGAGCCTACTTTTACAGGCACTAAGACTAACGCTATTGTTGTGTCTTCTGCACTTGAGATCAACACTACTACTTCATCCTCGCCTACAGGTGAATACTTTTTCCCTTCCTACATTGACGTTGATACAGTTAGAAGTTGTATTGTAACTGGCTTCAGGACTTTCGCAAGGAAGTTTGACGGTGGTACACTTCTATGGGATGATATACCGCAGAACTTTGACACTTGGCCTGATCTGTTCGACACTTGGACAACAGAAACAACAGCCTTTGGTGACACTGGTGTAACGGTATTTGTCTCTGCTACTTACGATGATCCTGCTGGTACACCCACTTGGGGAAGTTATCTCCCTGCTAACGGTGCTTCTATCATGGGTCGTGCATTTAGGTTCAAGGCAGAACTAAATAGCTCTAATGCTAAATATACACCATCTATTACTGATCTTAGTGCTTCAGTTGCATACTAAAAGGAAAACCCTGACATGAGCCAACATGATTTTAACATCTCTAACCAGACAGCTAGTGTAACTAGGGCAGATATTAACAATGCTCTGGGTGCATTAGCTACTCTATCATCTGGTGCCATTTCCCCCGCAACTACCTATGCTAATATGTTGTGGTACGAGACTGACACTAACACCTTGTGGATGAGGAACGAAGCTGACTCCACTTGGCTCAGGTTTGCTTACTTAGATCAGACTGGTCAATTATCAGTTTTTGATGGCACTAAGGTAGTAAATACAAGTGGTACACAGGTTGGACTTATTGGGGACCAGACTACAGCAACTTGGCAGGCTGGTACAAGTACGACAGAGAGTCTGATTAGTCCATCTAAGTTAGCAGCTTCTTCTGGTGGTCTTACACTAATTGGTGAGGTATCAACGTCATCTGGGACATCTGTTTCTATTGGGGGGGTAAACCTAACATCCTTTGAATACCTGTCTGTTGAATTTGATAATGTATCCTCAAGCACGAGTGCTACTCTTCACTTCGGTACTGTCGGTGGTTCAGATTCTGTTAGTTTTATAGGTTCACAACCACAATGGGGAACACTACAGACCTCTCTCTCTGTTGGTGGTATTTTATCAGATGGTCTTAGAGTCTCATCTCAAAGGCAGTCTACATTTAGGAAAAACACTACAACACTTACATTTTCACTAAGTACAGGTAACTTCTCAGGTGGCTCTATTAAGGTATTCGGGGTTAAATAGTAACAATAGATAGAGTATAACACACGTTAACTTACTAAAGGACACAACAAAATGAGTTATAAACTAGGAACACGAAGCCTTCAGAACCTTTCAGGGGTACACCCTGACCTTGTTAGTGTTGTGGAAAAGGCTATCAAGATCACTAAGGTAGACTTCACTGTTATCGAGGGTGTTCGTAATATCAATCGGCAACGACAACTTGTTAAGTCTGGTGCGTCTCAGACAATGAACTCTAGGCACCTTACTGGACATGCTGTAGACATTGCCCCTTGGCCCATATCTTGGGATTGGGAAAAGTTTTACCCTATTATAGATTCCTTTATACTAGCAGCTAAAGAGCTAGACTGCCCTGTTAGGTGGGGAGGTAATTGGGGTGTTAAAGATATTAGAGATTGGGATGGAACTGCTGTCGAACTTAATGGTAGCTATAAGGGTAAGTTTGCAGACGGGCCTCATCTGGAGATACCAAGAGGTTTTGGTTATGAATAATATGGTATGTAATAACCTGCAACTACTTGAGGCAAGTCTGAACCTCAAAAAGGGTAGTGATGAGAGTTGGCAGCTTAGCCGGAAGTCCTATAAGTGAACCCCCCTGACAGAGGTGTACCGCCACACCACACAGACAGTTGGCACTTATCTAAATCTGTCCCTATCACACTAATTGTAGGTCTTATCACACAAGGTGCAGCTATAGTCTGGACCATGAGTATGATGATGGGGGATATTAAC